AGATAATGTAATGAACCATCAACTAATGATGCAGAATCAACTTGAGTAAGTAATGCACCATTTGAATCGTAATCATAGAGTGTAGCAGGTGAAGAAGCAGCAGCACGTCCTGTGGAGGTCAGAGTACCTCTTAGGATAGCTTTACCAATTCTTTTTCTAATTAAATCGTTTCTTGATCTAGCCATTGTCTATACCTGTTGTCCTGCTTGGTGATTCACACTTTGTGTCATATCTCCAACATCTGTAGAATTTGCATCGGTGCTAAATGGAAACTTATCGATAATATTTGTCCATGTTGAAGGAGATGATCTTCCTCCAGAAATATAACCATTTACGGTAGAAGATTGTCCTCCGCCTTCTTTTCTCGCCACACTTAAATCTTGCACATCTGTACCATTACCATCTGAAGCAAACGAAAATTTATCTGTTGTTGCAGAATTTACATCATATCCACTTGTATCCGAACTAAGACCAACTGAGCTGTTAGATGCTCTGGACATATCTCCAACATCAGTTGCATTTTCATCAACAGCAAATGGAAACTTATCGATAACATTGGAAAGTGGTATTGTCCCTCCAGTTACATACCCATTATCAGCTGATGATTGTCCTGCTACAAGATGTCTTGCAACTGTTAAATCACCTACATCAGTAGAATTTTGATCTATTGAAAAAGTAACTTTTTCAATACTATTAACTGTGCCTGCAGGAAACCCTCCAGCTATATAACCATGAGTTGAAGATGAATTACCTCCTTTAGTTCGATAAGTAGTGGTTAAATCACCAACATCTGAAGAATTATCATCAACACTAAAAGGAAATTTTTCAATCACATTAGTATCTGTAGGTCCCAATAACCCCCCCATCACATACCCATTATCAGATGAAGATGCACCAGTTACATAAGATTTACTAGCAGTTAAATCTCCGACATCAGTAGCATTACCATCAGCGCTGAAAGAAAATTTTTCAATCACATTAGTATATGATGGTAAACCGCCACCACTGTTATATCCACTAGTAGACCCTTGGAATGAATATGATGGTGCACCTTCTAAAGCAGAAGCACTCTGATCAATAGGATAGTATGAATTATCACTATCATCCCAAACATATAATTGTTTTGTTTTACTGAGATAATGTAGTGATCCATCTACAAGACTACTATTATTCAGTGCTTGTAATTGACCAGCAGAATCATAGTCATAGGAAGTGACTGACAGCGGTGTAATAGTACCAGTCGCAGAGAAGGTATCATTGGTGACTGATCTTCCGAGGATTTTTGAAAAGTCTCTACTTCTTGTCATTGTTTATACCTGTTGTCCTGCAGGAGCCGCTCTTGAAGATGTTAAGTCTCCAACATCCGTTGCATTAGTATCTGTACTAAAAGGATATTTATCAATAACAGTAAAAATACTAGGTGAGGGGCTGGAACCACCAGATCTATAACCATTTGATGTAGATGACTGACCTGCTCCAGCATTGACTATTGATGTTAAATCTCCAACATCAGTAGCATTTCCATCAGTGCTGAAAGGAAATTTATCAATAACATTAGTGGTAGTGGTATCTCCAGCACTTCCTGCAGTGTATCCGTTAGCAGAAGAAGATGCTCCAGATCCACCTCCTAATGTTCTAGTTAAGTCTCCAACATCCGTTGCATTAGCATCTGATGAGAAAGGATATTTATCTATAACATTATATAAAGGTGTTCCACCAGAAGTATATCCACTTACAGTTGAACTTTGACCAGCCGGACTATATCTAGATGCCGTTAAGTCACCTACATCAGTTCCATTTTCGTCAACACTAAATGGAAACTTTTGTATTTCATTTCTTGCTCCACCATTGTAACCAGCTGTATCATAACCATGAGTGCTTGATGATTGTCCACAAACCCAATGCAACTGTAGTGGCATATCTCCAACATCACTAGCATTAGCATCAGTTGCAAAAGGAAATTTATCGATAGTAACTTCGTTAACACTACTATATCCTTGAGAAGTATATCCACTAATATCTGAAGATTGTCCTGCTGCATAAGTTCTTGCAACTGTTAGATCGCCAACATCAGTAGCATTAGCATCTGATGAGAAAGGATATTTATCAATGACATTTTGTGAACCACCACCTGAAGTATATCCACTAGTAGACCCTTGGAATGTATAACCACCGCCAGCAGAGGCCCATGCACTATCTAATGTAATACTATAGAATGCACCATCTGAGTCATCCCAGATATACATTTCATTGAGTTTACTCAGATAATGGAGAGAACCGTCAACAAGTGTAGAAGCATCAACTGCTGTTAAATCACTTGAAACAGTATAGTCAGCACCATATACAATTACACCTTGTGCTCCAGTGGTCAGAAAAGAACCAGTGGAATCTAAATTGTCTGCAGCAATAGATCGACCAATTTGAGTAGCGATACTTCTATTTTTTGTCGTCATATCTTTCTCAATACCTCTACCACTTTTTGATCCATTGTTATACCTGTATATTGATCATATCTAATATATTTTAAATAAATCAAAAATGGTTTAATTACTGGCCAATGCTTTTCATCTAATTTTAATTCTAGTATATTTAATGCACATTCGATACCAAATGAATTAAATACCACAATTAAATGATTTAATATTAACCTTTCAGCAAGTTCATCATTTTCAAGATAACGATTGATTAATCTCTTAATATACTTAAACCTTTTTAAATCCTCATGAAACTCCTCTATATCAGAGAATTGAGGATTGTAATAATGCTTTGCAGCGTATAAGAAGAGATTATCTTCAGTCAGTTCAATGTTCATCATAAAGTTATTTATTAACTATTCAGATGTTTCTTCAGTAACTGGCTCTTCTTTTACTTCATACATTGATGCATAAGCAGCTCTCAATCCAGACATAGTATCATATTTTTCAGTACGAACTGCAGGTGCCTGACCTTTTTTAGTCTCATCAGCAGGTGGATTAATTACCTTTGAATCACCTTTTTTATTGTCATTTGGTCTCATTTTACGAGATGGACCTGCACGACCAGCAGCTGCTGCATCATCATGTGATTTCTTTTCAAGATCTGGATCAGCCGCATTACCTTGAATATCGGCTTTCATCTTTTTTGCGCCAGCGCCTTTAAGGTTGTTATCCATTGGTTCTGCTTCAGTAGCACTTTTATAACGATCATCTCTCTTTTCAAGGACAGACATCAGTTTATCTCTAATGGTCATTTCTTTTTGTTCCATTTCACTACCTTTACCTTTACCTGAATCTAATTTAGGATTCATTGATGCGGTATCACCTTTAACATTTTTAGAAATTGCTTTACGGCGTTTATGTAGATACTTATCTGAAGAATCTACATCACCATCATTATCGATATCTTTATCTGTTCTATCCTTGAACTTGCCTTTGAGTTCTTTTTTATTTACTGGATCCATTTTTTCCTCTACATCCACATGTTGGTTGCAATTGCGCCAGTGGCTGCAACAACAACCACCCAAAATAATTTATGAATTAACTGAACTGTACGATTATTATCTTGTACCTTTGACTCAATTTCATCGAGTTTTTGCGAAAAACGATTCAATCTTTCGAAATGATTATTTTGATTTTCTTGCATCGAGGCAATTTTTTCTTCAGCACGTGCTAAAGATACCATTGCATCAGCTAGTTTATCTAACTTATCTTCGATACGATCAAGTCGTGTATTAGTTGAGTCTGGCATTTCAGTTATTCCATTTAATATTTGTCTACTATTTATACTACCATTTTTCCTTGTTAGCCCAATAGGCTGCACTCATCTTACCTTTTGCAATATTCTTACCATGACGAGCTTTAAATGATGCTCTTTTCTTTTTCATTCTGTCAGATTCACCCTTCTTGGGATCACCAGCAGTTTCAGCACCTTGTTGGCCAAATCTAATGGTCTTAACTTTATTACCATCTTTAGCAACTACTATATGACTCTTCTTAGAATGACCAGGTGTCCGTTTCGCTTTATTAAATCCGGATACACCTGCACGAGCTAAACGAGGATCTTTTGCTTCGTCCATTTCTTCTTCATCATCGTCATCATCGTCATTACCATTCTCTGCTTCAAGATAATCTCGAACAGATCTAATATAGTCAGTTGCCTTTGTAACTTTATTTTGTACCCACTCTGGAAGGTTATCATCATCACCAACCATCTTCATAAGTTTTTCATTAGCTGAACAAATCTGACGAAGTTGATTCTTCATCATTTCACCTTCTTTATCATATTCATTAGGATCTTTGGCTTCACTGATTCTCAGTCTTTTCATATGTTTCTTAATAATAGGACGAGCATCACCGTTTGGATTCTTTTTACCAGCAACATAAAGATCATCAAATAATTCATCGTCACCAATTAAAGAATAAATTTTACCAGCAGCTTCATCACCCTCTTTACCAAGTTTAATTGGTTGACTCATGAGTTTACTCAGTGCGGCTTTATCCTTCGGTGTTTTAGGAATTGCCCAAGTACCTTCATTCTTTTGACCAGGTGTGATTTTCTTTGCATGTTTTACTGAACCAGGTGTACCCCAGTCTTTATCATGACTCATTTCTTCTTTTAAATTTTTAAATGATTTCATTAGTTTTCGTCCTGATATCCTGCTGTGCCACTTCTTTTTGTTACAAGATCAAGTCCTGCTTTTCTTTTAGCAACACGTTTATCCAGTGCTTCACGATCTTTTTTAGTTTTTGGTTTTGATAATATACTTGAATATCTATTATGTGATCTATAAAGATCGTCTGCTGCTTTTCTTTTGTAACTATTCATTGTTGCTGGTGAAAGCTCATCAAGTTTTGCTTCACTAAAGGGTCGATTAATCATCATATCACCCTTTTTTGATGATATAGGTTTTTTCAGTCTTACTACTCTACCATTATGTCTACGAGCAATATCTTTTGCACCTTTTTCATCTGATGACATACCAGCAACTTTACCATTAGGATCTACTACGGCATGAGTGTGCTTAAGCGCTTCATCAACTTGTTCTTCTTCATCGCGACCCTGTGCTTTGAGACGGAATGTTTTCTTTACATCAGCGTCAGTAACACGCTTAACAGATTGAATCATAGAAGGTTGTTTAACAATCTTACGCAACTTTTGCATAATTTCACCTTGACCCATACCAGACATAAACATCATTGGAAGACCTTCAATGTTTACTTGAAAGTTAGTTTCTTCATTTACTGATTCTTTTCTAAATTGATCAGACTTTTTTGCCTGCTTATATGTAGAAATTGATTTTTGTCTAGTATATTTTTTATCTCTTGGCGTTTTTAGATTAGGAATTTTAGGATCAGTTTTCATAGATAATTCATCTACATTACCAACACTTTTAGCTGCTTTACGAGCAAGATGACGAGGTAGATTTTTAATCACATTACCATATTTGTCTTTACGGACTTCACCCGCTTTTCTATATGGACCATCAAATGGAGGTTTTTCACCTGCAGATTTTGGGTGCATAACGCGAAGTGATTTAAGTGAATCAGGACGATTAGAATGTACAACTCTTTTTGCTTCTTCAACACTTTCCATTGATTTCACTTTTTTACGAGTGCCCATTGCTCTTGTATCAGGTTTATTCATTATACCATACATATCTTTACCAGGATCATCTTTACCATGATAACCCTGCGCTTTACCAGGAGGAAGTTTTTTAATCTTACCACCCTTTGCTAAAAACGCTGCCATAGCTTTTTTTAATTCTGCACGATCTTCAGCTTTACCTTCACTAACTAAACTATTAATTTTTGCACCAGACACATAATCAGGTAAAACAGTTTCTAGTGATTTTTTAATGTTTAGAGTTTTCTTTGCTAAACTAACGAACTTACCAACAAATGGTTTTAACATTTTGTCTTTTTTCATTGATGCAGCAATATCATCAATTTTAGAGGCAATGTTTTTCATTTTACCTTCAGTAGTCATAGTTGATTCATTTTGATCACCACGCTTTGCAGATAAGTATGCAGCTAGTGCCATATCACGGCGTTCTTTAGCATCCTTACCTTTAAACTGTGGTGCGTCAGATTTCTTAAAATCGTCAATCCAAGCTGCAATTCCGTCTGATACTTTTAATGGCATGTTAACCTCTTACTTTTGAAGCAAGATCTTTATCAGCCTTGCCCCATGTTCCTGATGATTTTGTTACAAATGAATTTACTCTAGCCATTCCCCATTGTTGAGGTGTTGTACCTGGCCTATGACCAGTACGCCATGCGGCTACTCCACGGTTATAAACTTGTTTAAGAATGCCTAATGGCATACCAGATTTCTCCGCCTTTTGTTTTAAACCAGCAGTTGCATCCTCTTCAAGTCCTTCTTTATTGATTTTGGATGTATCTGTTGCCATAAATTTTCCTAAACGCAAAGTTTTAAATGAAATTTTTACTTCATTACCAATGTGTTCTTTTGGATGTAAAATTTTAAATGTGACAATCTTACTTGCATTATCAATACTTACTAACTCAAAATCAATCTCATCATATTTCTTACCTTTGTAAGACATATCAAATCCAGTGACTAACTTTTGAACTTTTCCACCAGCAACTGCTTTTTTTGATCTGGCTTCATCCAATTTAAGTTCTTCAGATTCAGAGATTCCACGTTGCGATTTTACGGATGCAATCCATTTCTTTGCAATTCGAGAAGATGGTGGTTGTGATACCCATTTAGACATCTTTTTATATGCATCTGTAGAACCCTTTTGCCAATTCGCACCTTCAGAGTTATCAACAATAATCATATTGTTACCAAAGAAAGATTGAAATTTACCAATGTTGTCTTGAACACCCTGCCACATTTTTGTGACTTCTTTTTCACCAAGTGTTCTTTTACGTGCAGCATCACGAGAAATTGCGGTTTGCAAATTAGTATTAACAAAGATCATCGCCACTTCATATCCTAAAGTTTTAAGTTCTTTTGCTTGTTTTTCAATCTTATTATAGTCTTTACCTGTACCATCAATCACAAGTCCAAGACGGCCATCTAGTGCAAGTTTTTGTTGTTTTGAAACTAAATCTTTTGCTTTGTCTCGTGCTGCTTGACCTTTAGGAGTAAAAATATCTTCTGGTGTTGGTTGCAATCCAATCTTTTTCAATTGTGCTTCAAATGCTGGATCACTATTGATTAATTTCAAACCAAGAGCAGTCAATGCAGTTTTACCAACCATAAAAGATTTACCAGATCCTGGACCACCAGCAAGAAAAACTGCCTTAAAGATACTTGGATCGTTAATACCTTCTAGTAAATCAAAATCATCATTTTCAAAAATATATGATTTAAATTTAATCATGAATTTTTCCTATTAATTTGTCTTGTTCTAGCCATTCTTGCTCTATCAAGGATACGATCGTGTCTTTCTTTATCTGCAGCATCTCTTCTTTCTTCACGTTCTTTTTCACGATCTATTCTTTTCTTTGCAATTTCCAGAGACTGTTCGCCATACATCTGTTTAAATTTTTTGGTGTGTTTACTTGGTTTTGTTTTTGCAGTTGCATCACCAGGAGCTGGTTTATATGCTTTAGGATTACCATCATCCATTTCAGCACCCCTTTTGAAATGTGCGTCTCTTGCCGATTTTGTCGACTTAGACTTGATTCCAGAATAATATTTTGCAGGTTGAGTACCTTTTTTATCTTTAATGTCTGAATCTTGACGTACTTCATTTAATGTTGATTCGAAAACTTCATATTTAACTTTTGGTTCATCAACACGTTTAACTGCGTCCAGCCATTTACGATATTGAGTACCAGTATTTTCAACAATAACATAATTTGAACCAAGATGTTTAACAGTTGCAACTTCACCCGATTCTTTTACTACTACTGTATCACCAACTTCAAATAGTTTTCCATCAACATATGATTCTCTTAGTTGAGAAACAGATTCTAATTGTATATGATTTTTAAATTCTTTTTGTTCTTTTAATCCTAGACCTTGACGCACCGCATTATATACAGATTTTGCATCTGCATTAGAAAGTTTCTTAGGCATGTATTGAGCAAACTTAGTAAAATCACCAGACTCTGCATAACCTCTTAACTTCGTACCAGATACACCTTCTACACCAGTAGATTCAGGATCTCTATCACCAGCACTTAATACATTGATACGTTCAAAATTATAAAAACCATGTTTACCTTTTTTACCATTATATTTGTTTAAAAGAATTTCATATTCGCGAATACGGTCTGAACCAGCAACTATTACTATTCTTTTAAATCCTTCATTATAGAAAGAAGTGACAGCATCAAATAAATTTTTTAATTTTTTATCCATCATAATCTGACGAGCATACTGAGGAAAACCTTTACGAGCAAACTTGACCTTTTGCACATATGGAATAGGATTCTTTTTATTATCTTCAGTATGAGTTAAATAAATGCGAAAAGGATTATTACCTGCTTTTGACTTAAGAAAGTCAAGCAGTTTCTCATGGCCAGCGGTCGGAGGATTCATACGACCCCATACAAAGTATAGAGTTTTTTCCTCTTCAACTAAATAATTCTTAAATGAATTAATCAACCTTTTTTCCTTTGTACTTCAGCTTTACGAATTTGTGGAAACATCTTACGTGCCATGCGTTTAATACGAGCTTTCATTGCAGGTTTATCTAATTTCTTTTCAATTTCCTGCTTACGGGCATATGTAAGTTCACTTTTAGGGATATCTTTTGTAATTTTACGAACAATGGCATCACGAGCTTTACGATTAGCTCTTTTTAAAAGTTTTTCTTGTGGTGCCATTTTACGCTTTGCACGTTCACGTCCAATTTTAATTTTAGCTTTCATACGCTTCATTAATCGTGATCTTGCCATTCTTTGTTGAACATTTAATGCTTCTTCAAAATCAGTAGATTCACCAACAGGTCCACCTTCACCTACACCAATGGTTCTTTTTCTACGATAGGCGCGATAATTCACCAGTTCATCCTCACCAGGACGATACTCGACAGTATACATATCTTTAAATGAAAGCGCTTCTTCGTTTTGATATATGTCTTTAAAGCGAACTAGATCCGCCATTAGTTTCTCCCTGGTTTATCCCATCCTTTTAAAATACTAGGGCTAAAGTTGGCAAATGAAAATTCCATTCGATCAACAATCTTAACCGCATCACCACCAAGCTTGTCAATTGCGACATAACCTTCTTGGCCCGTAACTCTATATCCTCTTGTTGTTTTGAGGAAAGTTTTTGTGCCATTCAGCTTGTTTAATATATTTATAAGTTTTAACTTTGCTAATACAATAACTCTTTGTAATTCAAACATTTGAGTTAATGATTCTTTGTTTTTTTGTGAAAAGAAAGAAAGAATTTCATCAAGTTTTTTTTGTTGTGCTGATTTACCAGATTCAGTCTTTCTTTTATCCATTTCTTTTTTATATTTGTCTTGAATAAAATTAATTAATGATGTAACTCTTTTACTAGGATCAGGAGGTAATTGTCCAACTCTTACATATGAATTTGAATGAGTTTCAATCATTTGAGCTAATGTTTGATTGTTTTCAAGTTGTCTTAATGTAGACCCTGCGATCTTATTAAAAATAAATCCTGCTTGTGATAAATATTCATTCACTTCTTCAGTATCTTCTTTTGACATAGTAAACTGTGTCATGTCACGAAGCATTGCATCTTGTGACCATACATTCTTTGACTTATTTAATCCAGAAAAATTATATGTATAGTTTGCCTTCATCGTTTCGAATGTTGGTCCTGAATATGCTGTGTGCCAAACAATCCCCAGTTTCGCCGATTTAATTGTTTTCGCTGCTTCACTTCCTGAAGGCACTGCATAAACAATTGTATTGGGGTGGAAGGTGATATATGATTTACCTTTAATTTTTTTAGTTTCAATGTCTGAAGAACTAAACAGAAAATCACCTTGAATCACTCCTTTTATACCAAGTTCTGGTAAGTGCTTAAGTGCGAGCTTAAGCTTATCAGCCAAATCACCAGAAGTGTCAGCATCAACATCTGCTGGTGTCTTGTAGACTTTGGGAGATTTGTTAAAAATACCTTTTTTTGCAACGAAAAATTTACCATCACGAGGATCAGTACCAGCGAAGATAGCAGGTGCACCATCCCACTTAACAGAAACAGTTCCATCATGTTCACCTCCAAGTGTATCTCTTAATGATCGAAGAGCAAGAATAGCTTCACGAGTTCCTATCACACCACCATAAATCACTTTGTCCTCAATGTGAGTCATGTGTGTATTCTTTTGTTCTGATATAAAACTTTTAAGAGATTCCACCATCTTGCTTTCCTGCTAAATTTTTATTTAATAATATTATATCAAAAGTTGCTGTACAACGAGCATTATTAGAACGCATAACTGATTCATTTTCTAGATAACGAGAAGTGGTCATTAGATATCACTCATTCCATTGTATTGAAGTTTTAACATGGTGAACTTTCCTAGTTTACCTAATTCTGAAAGTTTTTTTCCTGCGCGAACACCAGAATCAGATCTAATATTCATCGCAAGTTTTTTCTTCTCGGTTGGCGTTTCAATTTCAATAAACCATTCCTGTACTGAAGATTTATTTAAGTACGATTTAAAAGATGTGATTAAAGAAATCATACTTGCAAGGTCATCTGATTTTGATTCTGCGGTCGTGCCAACAGCTTTAACCAAAATGAGTGGTGGTTTTTGTTTAGATTGTAAATTAAAATTATTAGAAATCCATTTTTTGAATTCATCTAATGATAAAGAATTCAAAGATTTGCAAAAATGTTCTCTACATATTT